ATAATGCCGTACCATTGATGGTAGCTTCATATCCTGTTTGAACAATTTTTCCTGAACCAGTTGCTGGAACTGTTAAAGTTTGCAATGCAACACCAGAAGAATAATACGCAACTGTTGTAGCATTTGAACCATATTCAGCAACACCATAATAAGAAACACCTTGAGTAGGAATATTTGCATTTGCTGACAAATAATTTGTCTTGAAATCAAATCCCCATTTAAATGTCACATATTGATTTGAGCCACCAATTACTATAATTGATAGTTTCTTTAAAATTGAAGTTGCATTTGCATTTCCAAGATCAGCATGGTTTGTGTAATACAACATTCGATAAGAACTTGTATCGTCTTGATATGTGTTGTACAGACCAATATAACCATTCTTTCCAATGTACAGAGTACCATCTCTGCGAGATAAGAAAGACTTAGGTGTAATTGAATCCCAAGTTGTTACCCTTGCAGAACCATCTTGAAGATAAGCCTTTGTATCAAAACACCATGTAGTGTCAATACTAGGAGTTACTAAAAGGTAAAACGCTTCTTTTTCGGAATAAACTGATTTCACATTTGCCAATGTTTCACCAGCAATAGTACCCATCAAATCATTACGAATATTCTTAGATAGGTCACGCTCAGGTGCAGACTTCTCTTGAATTGTTCTCATCAAAGAACGAACACCAGAGTTAGACAAGAACAACACATCGGTGCTAGTGGTTTGAATGCTATCTCTGGCAATACAACCAATTCCCTCAACAGTGTCGCTAAGAGTCATTGTCGATGGCGTAGTTGCACCAGAATAAATCACAATCTGACGCTTGCCAAAAATGAATAAGAATCCATTGTGAGCAGCCAAACCAGTAATCTGGTCAGCACCATTAGGCCAAACATTATTGATATTTAGACTACCCGCAGTGCCTGTTGACCAAATATGACCTGAGATCAAGTCACTGAAATAGACTGTTGCATTTACAGCAGTAGTGTTTGCTGCCCATAATCTACCAAAAGCAGATATACAAATATCAGCATCAGGAACAGTAGCTTGATAACCTGTCTTTTCAGAAACTCTACGATAAGTCGTAGTAGAGACAGCAGGGTCATAAATCAATGGATTGTGACCAGACTGAAAGAAGTAGGTAATGCCATTCAATGATGCACATTGCCAATTGCTTGCAGTTATTGTGGGAGCAGTACCACCGCCACCATAGGTGAGTTCAGTAACAACATTACTTGAACCTAACTTAAAGAGTTTATTGTTGCCAGCAAATAAAACAGTCAATGAACCATCGGCAGAAACCAACTCATGGATCACTTTGACATCATTAGCACCAAGATTACCAGTAGATGAATTGACTTTTGACCAACCTTTTCTTGCGCCAATACGACCATATTGGTCAATGATGCAATTGGTTGCAACTAAAGCAAAACCAGCATTTAAATCAAGAGGCGAGTCTTGAGTATTCAACCCATAGAATCCGGGGGCTGAGATGCTACTGACTGTAATTGATTCTGCCATTAGACCGCCACAAAAGAATCGTTTTCAGGAGAACGAGCCAATTCCAAGGCAATCAAGTCAGACATAGATGCCTTGAACAACGCATAAGCCTCAGAACTACTCAATCCACCATCTTCTCCACGCTCAACCAATGCACGAGCATAAGCACCCAAAACAATAGGTTCTTTTGCCAACAATGTTGTATCTGAATCGCTAGACATATCATTTTCTGGAACGATTAAACTGAAGCGAATACTGTAGACAGCATCAGGAACAGGCCAGAATTTAACTTTCAAATCTCCATTGGTATCCACACCTTGTACGGTGTAATACATTGGAAGATTTTGAATAGGCGTAGGAATTGTGTAGTAAAACACATCATGGTCTAGATGTGATAATGGAGTCAACTGGTAATAACGAGATGTGTTAATAACATCCATCGTCTTAAAGCGAACACCAGCACCAGTTAAAGAATACTCTCCAACCTGTCCAGCAACAGTAGTAACAGTAACTGCTTGATTGAACGCATCCCAATCATAAGCATCAGACACCTGACGCTTTGCATCATTTACATATTTGCCAATCAATGCAGAATAGGATGTCTCACTAACTGTCTGCACAGTTGTTTCACGCAAACGAATCAAAACATCGTTTACAAGAGATAGATAGGTAGGTAAAGCCATAGATTACTTCTTTCCTTTATTTCTTGACGAAATCGCTTTAGCTTTTGCCTTTGCGTCTGCCTTAGATGAAGCACCCCATGCTTGCAGAGAAAGTAGCAACCTTGTGGGTTTGCCATCCTTATACTCTGCGCCCTCCATGTTGCCCATTCTGGCGAGAAAAGAAGCTCGTCTGGGATTGTCTCCAGACTTTACTGGAGGTTTTAGATTGCCACCAGTTTCTGCATTATAAGATGCTCTGCCCTTGGCATTCAACCCCCCTTTGGGATTTTGACCAGCTTTTGTTTGCCAAGTGGGAGATTTCATCACTTCACCTTTTTAGGTTTCTTTGCAGTCTTTGCCGCCTGTTTGAAGTCGTTGGCCGTGGGCGCATTTTTAGAACCCACTTTATTCATCTTTTCACCAGAACCTGCTTTTATCCTTGCTTGTTTAGCATGGATGTTGGCATACAAACCTTGCTTAGTAGCCACTTTTCATCTTCTTCTTAGGTTTGCTCATGCCAGCTTCAGACATAGCAATTGCCACAGCTTGTTTTCTAGAAGTGACAGTTTTACCTGTTTTAGAACCAGAATGCAGAGTTCCCTCTTTGTATTCTTTCATTACTTTGCCAACTTTTGCCATTTTCTTTGTTGCCATGATGACTCCTTAGTAAAGAATTTTTGCGGTAATCGTGCCAGAAACATAAACCGTACAGTTTGCTCTCAAATACTTAGGAGCATTGGCAACAGTTATCATGCCATCAGCAGTCAATGATGACCCCAATGTAGACCAATTAGTGCCATCTAAACTACCTTGCAAAATAACAGTGGCTGAAGTAATGCCACTAACTTGCAAAAATGCTGGCAAACCACCATCGGCTTGAACGGCTTTTGATGCTCCTGTAGCACCAACGGCACTTAGAAGCGTAACTGGAGAGGTTAAAGAACTCATGGTTTACCCTTACTTTAAGGTTAATTGATACAAAGTGTTCTGGTACAGACCTACAACTTCGTCAATGACATTGTGCAGTGCTGTTTCAGTGCGAGGAACGATTTGCTGACGATTTGCGTCAATCCAATCCATTTGTTGGCGCAAAACTTGAGAAATCGTACCTTTATATTTGTTGTTGACATAAGGAATGTCCAAGCGAATATCAAACTTACCTTGATACTGTTGGGCAAAGTTATCTGCCAACGGAACAATGCCCTCATAAAACTCGTTCAGAGTCTTGTGTTCGGCAAAAGATGAGGTTTTAAGGTGAATGCGATGGGCAATTTCTCTTGCCAAGAACAGCATTCCAATGAATTCAGCAGCGGTATTTCCCATAATCAGTCCTTGGTTATTGCTCCACCAGCTTTCCACGCATCGCAGGTACGAGCAGCGGCACAGGTGAAATGAAATAATTCACAGAATCCTAAGTCAGCGGCATCAATGAACTGTTGGTCATAGTCAAGCTCATTAGGTGAGCTTTTGCCTTTTTCTAGACCACTCTTAATGCACTCCATCATCTTAGGAGTTTGAATAAATGCGGCACAGTTGCCACATCTCATAGTTTTGACAACATCAGTAGGTGCGTTATACATCTTGGCTTTCTTCAGCCAAAATGCCTCGTTAGGCTCAAGCGGGTTTGGCGCACCATAGCCAAAGTTCTTGAAAGCATTATTTCTGTTTTTTAGGTTAAGTGCTACATCCTGAGTAGGAAGTGGGCAAACTTGTCCTGAGAGTAATCCCTCTTTCATCGCCAAACCCGATCAGCAATAAAAGTAACAATACCACCACCCAATGAGGCTATTGCCATTCCAGCCCATAAACCGCCTTTAGATTTGTTTGCCAACTCTAAAAGAGCTTTTACATCGGTACTTAATGAATGGACTTCCTTTTGTAGAGCCTCTACTTGAGCCTCTAACTTACCAAAGTCTCTAGCATCAACTTCAGACATTTGCTACCTTTCTGGGTCTACCCATCTTCTTAAATGTTGGGATGACAGGCGCAAATGCGGTATCTGTTCTTACAGTATTTTTATATTCTACAGGTTCTTCAATGTCAACTCTAACATATCCATCATGTCCTTTCATTGAATCAATATCTACTTGATTAACAAAAGTCACCAGATTGCCAGAAACCAAACATTTAAAAGTTGCCATATAGACTCCAAAAGAAAAGGGAGGGTTGCCCCTCCCCTCTCACTTACACGAAACGAGCAATAACTAACTTAATGGTGGTAGATGCTAAATCTACAGAAGAACCAGTTAAGTTATCGGTTGCAACAGTAACAGTGTTTGCGGCAGAAACATAAGCACGGCGAACAACGCCAGCCTCTGAAACACCGATAGACATTGCAATTACAGCATCACCCAAAGCGACTCCGGGGACGGTAATT